CACTATGCCTTTGTTTTTAATACCTCTGGTTCTGTACCAAGTATTGATTTTTATATGGACGGTGCTTGTCATCAAACAAATATAACAGCGAGTGGGTATGGTGGCCATCCAACTGCGGGCAATGTTCCCTCGGTTGGTGGCGCAAGATCAGGATCTATTGGTAACATCACAGGAACTTTTATTGCTAACATCGGATCACTAAGAGCCCCTGTATCTGGATCACCAGCTTACGGGGGACCGGTTTTACCCACCGAAGGTTGGGGTAAGTTGTCTGCCTCGGTAGATGAATTTAGATTTTGGAAAACAGCTAGAACAGGAAAAGAGATAGGCAGAAATTGGTTTGCGGACGTTGATGGCGGTGCTGACATAGACGATATTGATTTTACTCTTGGCCTTTATTATAGATTTAATGAAGGAACAACAGGCACCGGAAGTATTGACAAAGTTTATCTTGATTATGCGGGCAGATTGTCAAACGGAACACATGTTGGATATAGTTCAACAAACTCACGACAAACTGGTTCTGGGATTGATGGATTGGGATTAGAGGATGTTTTTGAAAACGCATCCCCTGTTGTTAGGGCTGGTAATTCTAACTTCATAAATATAAAATCAAACCTATCAGCGACAGGATCTCAATACGATTACACAAACACGTCTTACCTGATGAACACGATGCCGGGTTGGATTTACGAGGAAGACGAAAGAATAAGTGGAGAGTTAACAAATCTGAACCAAATCATGGGCAATTACTTTGATACCTTACACGCTCAGATATCTCAACTTAATAAAATTAAAGATGTAAGATATTTAAGTGGCACCCTTACGGGTAGTTCAAACGAGTTTCCACATAATGATAGGCTATTGGAAAACTTTGGAATTGAGGTTCCCGAGCTTTTTTCAAACGCAACTGCTTTAGAAAGGTTTTTTGGGAGAAGCGAAGAAAAGAATTTTGAGCAAGATTTACAAAATGTTAAAAATACCATTTATAAAAACATTTATAACAACTTATCTTACATTTACAAATCCAAAGGAAACGAAAAAGCTTTTAGGAACTTGATTCGTTGTTTTGGTGTGGATGAAAATGTCATATCCTTAAACACATATGCTAATCAGTACTCTTATGAATTAAACCCAAACTATAAACAAGTAAGCAGTAAGAAAAAATACGCTGATTTCTCAGGCTTAGTTAGGGCTACAAGTTCTGCTGCTACAGTATACCAATATTATGACTCAAATAATCCTAACTCTCATGGATTAATATCTGGTTCTGATGGAATTTTGTCGTCCCTTGGAATGACCGCCGAAGCCGAGTTTGTTTTTCCAAACAGAGAGCAATTAGAATTTTCTGATGTTACTTCGAGTTATTTTTTAAGCTCGTCTTTGTTTGGCTGGCACACACCAGCTAGTGCAACATACGCTAAAGATACTGGATTGCACGCACAAACCTGGGCAGATATCAACCCAGAGACAGCAGGAATATCAGATAAAGGCTTCCAGGTATATGCGGTCAAGACAGCCTCGCCTTATTCTGAGATTACGGACAATGTTAGAAAATTAAAAGATGTTCGGTTTATAGTTAAAGATCGTGTGGGTAACACACTAATAACAAGCTCTGTATTCCAAAATGTTTATGACGGACAAAAGTGGAATTTGTCTTTACAACTAGCGCCAGAGAATTATCCGTTTTCAGGTGGTGTTGCAGGAATGACGGGTCCAGATTCTGCTCGTTATAGCCTATCTTTATATGGTGTAAATTACGACTCAGGATTGAAAAGAAATTCTTTTTATGAAGTTGCAAGTCTAGCAACTATCACTGGCTCTGATTCTCTTGAACACGACAAGAAGTTTTATCTTGGGGCACATAGAACAAACTTTACTGGTGCTCTTCTGACTAATTCGGATGTGAGAGCTTCAAGTCTTAGGGTTTGGTCTTCCATTCTTTCTACAGGTACAATCGACTTGCACGCACAAGAAGTTGACAGTTATGGAACTTTGACTCCGTTCCGTCAGGCGTATGAGTTTGCATCTTCATCTGAAGGTAGTTATCCAAACGTTTTTATACCAGAAATAGAAACTCTTTCCTTGCATTGGGACTTTACAAACGTCACAGGAAGCGATACCACTGGCAGGTTTATCGTGTCGGATTTGTCATCAGGATCCTCAGGTTCTGCTGTTGGTGTAAGCCCGGCAGTTGGAGGGTATGAGGCCACCTA